GGCTATTACTAAAACCTACACCGAAGCAGTAGCAATAGCAGACACCCAAGTAAAAAACCTAACCAAGGCCTTTAGTGAGTTAGTACAAATAACCGCCAGCGCCCTAGCCCTAACTGCTACCTACGTACAGGTACTACTAGAGAACGTAACAGCCAGCAGCAGCCTAAGCAGGCTAGTAGGATTTAACCGGAGCCTACTAGAGAACGTAAACATAACCAGCCGACTACGGAGCTTTATAAACGGAATAAACGCCGCCTGGAGCGACATATACAGCGACACCGCCGACGCCTGGAGCGACCTATATAACGATAATTAAAAGCCTATGCAAAGTATTACACTAGACTACAAAAACTTTAAAGCAGGAATAAGTACCGCCGACGGAGTGGAGGACGGGGGCTACAGCCCGATATACGGAGGCCACAACCTACAGGAGGAAAACGACGCCCTACTATACCCACAGCATGCGTACGAGCTAGACATTTTTGGAGTAGGTGTAGCAGATATACTAGACGGTAATACCGCAAACCCAGTTATATACGTAAAAAGCCCACTATACGGAGCAGGCGCATTAGACGCAGTTTTCGGAGTACTATACGACACAGCCAGTAACCCATATGGACACGATAGTATAAACCGATTTACCGACGAGGGAGGCCTAGGTAACGGTAGTTTTGGTAAAGACGGAAAAGAAAGCGGCGTAAGTTTCCAAGGCGACATATACGTAATGAACGACGACCAGATAGCCCTAACAACTATAAGCAGCTTAGGAAACTATGGCAGTACAGATAGTGACTGGTGGACAAACGTACGAGGCCATAGCGACCTACGAAGTGAGAAAAATATAGCCGTAGTAGTAGAAGATACCGCCTACTTTATAGAGACAAATACTATACATATATGGGACGGTAGTACTAGCCAGGAAGACGCCCTAACCCTACCGCCAGACTTTTACGCTACCGCTGCTATAAAGCACCCTAATGGACGAGACCTAATAGTACTAGGGACAGTAAAGGACGCAGCCGAAGAGGTAGCAGGCGTAGGTTTTAGAGCCTACTACATAAACACTACCGACCTAGAATTTACCGACGAAATACAAATAGACGGAGAAGTACAGGGGCTATGGAACGTAGCCGGTACGCTATACGTAACTAGTGGAGAATGGCTAGGCATATTTACCGGAACTGGTATAGAAAAAATAAAGAAGCTAGGCGTAAACCTAGAAGACAGCCCAGCTAGTGACATAAGAGAAAACCAAATATGGACGCACCATGGAGCTGTAACCGACCAGGGCTACCTACTAATACCCGACGGGAATAAAGTACTAGCAGTAGGAAATATAGGAAACGGCACCATACTATGGCACGTAGCAGACTTTGGCGACGACATGGACGTAGTACACATGCTATTTAATATAGGTAATAAATACGTAGGAGTGTTTGGCTACACCGGGGAACGCTGGACAGCGGCCAACCTAGAGGCAACCATAATATACCTAGACGACCACGACGGAGCCGCAAAATGGGCAAGTAATAAAATACGATTTAATACCAAAACCTGGATAAGGCGCATAGTAGTAGATCACGAAACCCTAGAGACTGGAGACGACCTAAAAATACACCACATAAAAGAGAACGGTACCCTACAGGAAATACGCCAAATAACCCACACAAAGTACGGAGCAATAGGAGAGACCCGTATAGACTGTAATATAGAAACAGACGGTTTCCAGCCAGTTATAGAATGGATAACCGGCGGAGTAGGAATAAAGAAAGTAACTATATTTTATGAAAGCGGAGAATAAGCAAACACCGCTAAGCCAGCGGCTAAATAGGACAGAGACCAAAATACCGCCCGAGCCGCGGCTAGAAGATATACGCCAAAACTACAAAGTAGTAAGCGCAGTACCGACCAAAACACCGAGAAGCCAGGCAGAAAGTATAGTTATTTATGTAAGCGGAGCAACATACCGACTATACGTATACGTAGAGACTACCGGCATATGGAAGTACACAGCACTAACATAACTGGCCTTTCAAAATGTTACTAGAACACTTATAATAACTATATGGAAACACTAGGCGACCAACGGCAAGCCCTACAAGACGACCTAAGTGCAGAGACCACCGACATTTTCTACACTGAGACAATACTAGACCGGTATATAAACCGGGCGCACCGGGCTATAGCCAACCTATACCCATGGCAGGAAACCCAGCGCGCATTAAAGCGAAGCACAATAGGAGGACAGGAATACCTAAGCTACCCGGAAAACCTACGTACAGACAGTGTATTTTTAGTACGAGTAGACGGACAGGAATATAAAATACTTACCTTTAGAGACTACCAGCGCCACCAGGAGCTATACCCCAGTAACCAGGACAAGCGCGTAAGTGACTGGAGACGAAAACTATTTATACACCCTACCCCAGCGACAGACGGAAACGGCAACGTAGAAGTATGGGGGCATGAGGTACCAGACCTACTAGTAGAAGACACCGATACTATAGTATTTGCCCACCAAAGCACCCTAGAGGAGGCTATAAATATGTATGCCAAAGGACTAGCCTACATGAAAGCAAAAGGTACATTTTTTGATAGAGGAAAAGGCCTAATGGGAGACGCGCTAAGCATGGCGCAGAACGAATGGAGAACCCAGCAAAAACGGCAAGCAGAGTATAAGACAGAAAATACCGAACAGTGGGAGCATATAGATTTAATGGACGAGGGGGGCGACCGTACCCACCGCGGTAGTTTTAGAACTTGTTAGCGTATGAATAAAAACTATTTTAGTGTAAGTAGCCTACTACAGGCCACACCAGGAGCCACACCAAGTTATACCCGGAACCCGGCGTATGACCCTAGCGACGTAAACAGTAACTTTAGAGTAGACCGAAGCAAACTAACAGCAAACCTAAACCCAACCGACCAAAAGCTAGAGCAGCTAACTGGTAGTAAGCAACTAAGTAACTTGTATGGAGGAGGAGCTAGCCCAGCATGGCAAACCGCTTTTAGCGGCTATTCAGTAGGAGCCGACGGAAAAATGGTAGCGCCAGCAGCAGGACAACAGCAACCGGCGGGGCAACCAGCCGCAGCGCCAGGAGCAGTTAGCGCACCCCGGTACACAGCACCAGCTACAGCCGCCGCAGGAGGAGCGCAAAACACCGGAGTGGCCAGCTACGACCCAAGCGTAACCGGACAACCAATAGACCCTAACAAGCTAAGCCCAAACGAACTAAAAGACCTAGCTACCAAAGCCGGACAAGCGGGACTAAGCCTAAGCGACTACACTAACCTAGTAAATAATAACGCCCAGCTAAGTAGTAGCGACAGCGATAAAATACGAGAAGATCTAGGAGTAAGTGAGCAGCGCGACAAAACATTTAGCGCACCAAAAGAAAGCCTAGAAGACGTATACAAAAACCTATACGGAGAAGTAGGGCTAAATGATATTAAAGGCAAAATAGCCGACATAGATAAAACGCTAAACCAAAAGCGGGCAGACTTTAATAAAGTAGAGGGAGAAATAAAAAACAACCCATGGCTAAGTAGCGCGAGCCGACGCGGCCGACTAGCTAATGCAGCAGAACTAGCCCTAAACGACATAAACAACGACCTAACAGCCCGACAGCAGTACCTAGACCTATACACCCAGGGAGTAGGAGAAGTAGAGAGCCGACTAGGGTACATAATTAGCGACCGCAACCTAGACCGGGAAATAGATACCGAGAAGCTAAACTACCTACTAAATGAGGCAGAGCGAAAGGAGGGGCTACAGGTAAACGACAACGTAGCAGCCGGACTACGAAACGTACCAGACTTTATAGAGGGGCGCCGAGGCGAGCAAATGCGAATAGAGGGTAACGAACGGGCAGCCGCAGCCGCTAAAATAGCTAGCCAAGCAGTAGAAATGCCAGTACTACGGCTAGGAGAGGGAGGAGGAGTAGTACAAGGGACACCACCACCTAAAGCACCTACCAGTGGAGAAACTAGCACCCTAGTATTTTTCCAACGTATGGCCGAAGCCGTACAAAACATAGAAGACGTAGAAGAAGATATAACCGGCCAAGGATTTATAGGGCAGGCACGTATGAAGCTATTTGATAGCCCGCTATTACTAAACACCGAACAGCAACGCTACGAGCAAGCAGCTAGACAGTTTACCGAAGCACGACTACGTAAAGACAGTGGAGCAGCGATACCAGATACAGAGTATGCAGCCGATAACTTAACCTATTTCCCGCAACCAGGAGACGACGCCGCCAGTTTAGCCCAGAAAAAACGAGCGCGAGAAACTGCTACAAATGCCCTACGAGTAGCTAGTGGTAATGCCTACTGGGACTTATATGGAGTTAGCCCGATAGAAGAAACGGTAGCCCGTATGCAGGCAGGAGGCACTACAGCTAACCAGGCAACAGCAGCAGACGACGCATACGCAAGTAGCTTAAACCTTAATAAATAAAACCATGGCATACCTAACTAAAACCCAAGTAGAAAAAATACTAGCGGAGGCGCCGCCAGGAACTACCCCAGGTGGTGTAGTTAGTGCGCTACGGAAGCAAGGACACCAGCTAGAGGGCTACGCAGAGCAGAACCGGCCAGACCCAAACGCTGTAGACCCGGAAGAGCGAGGCCTAATAGAAAAAGCAGTATACGCACTAGGAAACTTTACGGGAGTAACAGCCCTAGGAAAAGGTATAGCAGCCGGAATAAACAAGAACCGTAACCAAGGTATTTTAGAGCAAGGTAACAAGCAGACAGACCAAAGCCGTAACAGCCTAATAAAAGCCATACAGAAAAACCGCACCGAGGGTAAAGACACTAGCCGACTAGAGAACGCCCTAGCCCAACTAGAAGAGGGAGGCCGGATATTTAACGCCGACATGCGAGACATGGCAGACCTAGGAGTAAGTAACCGGGACGTAATAGGAAGTGCTGTACGTACCGCCGGTACCATAGCTAGTTTTGGTAGCTATGGAGCAGGCGCAGCCGGAGCGCAGACAGGCGCACGACTACGCAACGTAGCCGGAGGAGCCAAAGCTGTAACAGCCACTAGCGTAGGGAGAGGAATACTACAAGGAGCCAAAGCAGGAGCCAAGGTAGGAGCTAAAAGCGGTAGTATTTTTGGAGGCCTACAAAGCCTAGGACTAGGAATACAGGACGAGGAAAAGGGAGTGGGAGCCGTAGCCGCCCAGACAGCCGGAGGAGTAGTAGCCGGAGGTATTACAGGTGGTATTTTTGGAACGCTAATAGGTGGCGCAACTGGAGGCTACCAAGCGCGGCAGAACTTTAAAGCCGAGCTAGACAAGCTAGTACCCGAGAGCAATACACCATACGTAAAGAATATACAGCAAGCCAGTAAGGAAGTAGCCGAGGAGCTAGGAGACGGAGAAGAGGTACGACTAATACAAGCCCGTAATAGTATTAAAGCCAGCGAAGCCCTACCAATAGACGACGCCATAAAAGCCGGGGACATTACCCCAGACCAGATTTATAGCGACCCGACAAATAAAATACTACAGCCAGACTTTGCCAAAGGCAGAGTATTAGACGTACGCCTAAAACTAAATGCAGTACAGCCAGGACTAGGCGACGACTTTGCAGCCGGTATAGACGTAAACGCTACCACCTACGACGACATAGTAAGCGCAGGGCTAAATAAGCTAGACGAGATACAGACCACCGTAGAAAAGGGAGGAAAAGCCAGCGCAGCAGCAGCCCCATATAAGGTAGACCCGAAGACTGGAAAAATAGTAAGCGACGTAGACGCGAAAACGCTAATGCGTACTACTGGACTACCAGCCGACGACATAGCCGTAATGAAAAGTGGAACCAAGGCAGATAAGGCAAAATTTAAAGAAATGCTAGAAGTAGCACAAGGGGGCGCAGACGACCCACTAGCCCGGGTAACAAAGCGACCAGAGACCGTAGCCGGTAAAACCGCCCTAGACCGCATTAAAGCAATACGAGGAATACAGGACGACGCCGGAGCAGGTATAGATAGGGCAGTACGAACTGAGCTAGCAAGTAAAAAACTAAATACCCAACCGGTATACCAGAAGTGGGTAGAGAGCCTAGCCGAAGAGGGAATAGACGTACTAGACGACGGTACAATAAAAGTTACGCCCGACAGTAGGTTTTATAAAGTACCCGGAGCAGAGAAAGTACTAAAAGACGCCCAGCTACGAGCAGTACGACTAAACGGAGCTACTACACCAGCTAGCCGAGCCAACACCGTAAAGAACCAACTAGACGAGCTACTAGACTTTGGTAACAACCAGGACACTGGACTAAGTGGAGCAGCTAGCCGCCTAGCTAAAGGCCTACGCCACAATACCGACGAACTACTAGACAACACATACCCAGCCTACAATAAAGCGAACCAACGCTACGCTATTACAAAAACCGCCCTAGGCGACATAGAAAGCGTACTAGGTAAAAACTACGCCAAGGAAATAGGACTAGGAGAAGCCAGCGACGAGCTAGTAGCCCAGCGGCTAGGAACCCTACTACGAAGACTACACAGCCAGGCGCCAGAGAGTGCAGTACGGCTAGTAAACGCCCTAGACGAGACAGCATTTAAACTAGACCTACCAGTAAACGAAAGTGTAACTACACAAAGTTATTTTGCTACTATAGTAAATAACCTATACCCAGAAAACACCCCACGAAACAGCCTAGCCGGACAGGTACAACTAGGTACTGAGGGAGCCGGGCGCTTTAAAGCCATACGTAACTTTGCCCAATCACCAATAGGCAACACCGTAAACGCCGCCCTAGACGTAGTGGAGGGAGACCCGAGCATAAAACAAGCAGCGCTAGAAAAGTATATAGAGCAGCTACTACTGAAATAGCCGCATAGTAACAGCGAGTATAACGCAGCCAATAGCAACCGCTATACGGAAGCAAATATACACAACTATAACGCCTGTAATAAAGGTAAGCATAGTATAATAGTTCTACAACATGATTTTAGAAAATGCAATCCAACTAGGCGTAGTTCTGCTAATAGGACTAGCCGCCGGTTTCCTCCTAGGCATATATACAGCCATACATTACAGGGAACGAGATACCATAGTAATAGCGCAAAAAGCAGCAGCAGTAGTAGTAGGTACAACATGGATAACACT